CGTAACCTTGGGAGGAAACTATTTCCTTCTCTGAAAAGAGAGGATTTAGTTTATTCCCGTTCCTGTTCAACTGAACATTGGGATGGTTACACTGGACAACCAATTGTTATTTTGGATGACTTTGGCCAAAATCATGGATCAAGAACTGACATTGTCGAATTCGAGAATATTGTTTCTGTTAATGATTTTGTTTTACCTATGGCAGAATTGAGTGAGAAAGGGCAGAAGTTTACTTCGCCCATTATTATTCTTACTTCAAACTGTAAATATGGTTCAGACTTACGCACAGATAATTCAACTCATGTTGAAGAACCCTGGGCAGTCTGGAGACGTATTACTCTTCCTCTTTTGATAGAGAAAGGCCAAGTAGGTGAAATTAAACATGTTCCTTCGCCCCAACAAATCCGAATGTGGAAAGAAAAGCATTGTGCTGATCGAGCCACTTGGACTAGTAATGTGCGATGGAATCAAGCTTTTGATAACAGAGATAATTCTCTACGAATTGATAAACTAGATGGTAATGTTTATCACCTGATTGATAGGATGATTAAGGAAATTGATGATCGTTTTAATTATCATCAGCGTAATTTCCAAGACACGTGGATACAAAAAATATCTCGTAAGAGAATTAAATGTTCCAAATCTAGTCATGAACCATTACAATGGGATATTTATGTCGATGACATAAACCTCCCTTGTAGCGATTCTGACTGGAGTCTTGATTTACAATTTCCTAGTCACCCTCCTTCTCATGCTCCTGTGGTTAAAGCAGTTGCTCTTCCCGAACCATTAAAAGTTCGGATGATTACAGCTGCTGAATCTTCTACTAAAGTTTTACAGCCTTTCCAAAAGGCTTTATGGACTTTTTTAGGAGAACAACCACAATTCTGTTTAACCAATGGAGTAAAAGCTCCTTGGTCTGAGCATGAGTCATTTCAGGATGATACATTACCTTGGGTGTATCGTATAGAGACGATGATCAAAGAAATCCAAATGCGATCTGATGAAGATGCGTTATGGCTTTCTGGTGATTACACGGCAGCGACTGACAACTTCCCTATGTCTGTGACAAATGCTCTCATTGAGGGCATATTGTCTCAGATAACACATGAACCTACCAAACAGTGGGTTCGATGGGAATGTTCTAGTCATGAAATCCTTTATCCGAAAGGAATGAAGGGAGTTCAGACTTCAGGTCAGTTGATGGGATCTCTTTTGAGTTTCCCACTCCTGTGTTTCCTAAATGATTACATTGTCTCTTATTCTGGATTCAATAAATTCTCCTATCTCATCAATGGTGATGATGTAGTAGCCCGAGGAACGGAAGAACAGATTAATACATGGAGAGCGCAAGCCCCCCGTGTAGGTCTATCTTTATCCCTTGGGAAGAATTTTATTGATCCGGAATTCTGTACAGTTAATTCACAACTCTTCTACAAGGGTGATGTACTCCATATGGGCAAGGTTTCTTGCCAAACACGTACAGGAGTTTCATTATCCTATTGTTTTGAAGAGACTCAATTTTATTGGGGAAGTGATGACTGGGTAAAGTATGAATTTCTTAAAAGAAATCTTATACCACTCAGAAATACTCCTCGATCTCTCCATCTTTCTAAGAAATATGGAGGTTTGGGTCTTGTGAATTCTTTAGATACAGGTATACGATACGATCATGGTCTCATGAAGGAGGTTTTTATATATGACCTTCTCCAGAAATTTGATAAAAGTCAATTGATTCCTGGTACTGACATTAGAGCTGTGCCTGTCCCTGTTTTACGGGGAAGTACAGCAAAAACGGCAGAATTACCAGGATCAGTTGTAATGAATAAGATTCGTTCTCTTCTTCAGACTGAAGAAACAGAGAACGGTGATCTTACTCATCGTGACTTACATCGATTTCGAGAGAAAGTTAAAAAACATTTCCCTCAGGAGACTCGTGATCACATCAATTCGATTGTGAAGAATGGAAAATATCACATTAAGGATTTCCCTACCCGTGACTTCTATGAGTTAGACTATATCTTTGTTCAACAAGGAAAGAGTCGGTTCGTTCTAGAACGAGCTCGACAACACTGCCTTGATTTATTTGAGCAAATGTTGGTCAACCCTGAAGTTCATCCCTTAGAATGGGAGGGTGGAGATCTCCAAGATCTCCCCGGTATTGACCGGGAGTGGAAATCTGTGAGAGAAATTTTCCTAGATAAGAACCTCTTAACAGAGGAACCTTCTTCACTTGAAGACTTGGATCTTACAGAGGATGTTGCTTCATGGTTTGATGAGATAAATTCTAATGAATTTCTAATCAAAAATAGTGGAGAGTATTGTACTCTTCCTTTTGATTCTGAACCATTAATTGAATTTTTAAATCTCTATTCAAAAAACCATGGGGTGAACACACAGTTAACCTCTATTGATGAAGTTAACGAAACAAATAAATAGTGAATTGCCGGCTCATGATCATGATGTTCACGAGCATCAAAGCAGTTAAGGTAAAAAGCTTTAATTGCTCAATGAGCTGGATAGCACTTGTTTCTTGCAAGTAAGTTCTACAATTCTTCTTAAAGTTGGGATTAGATATATTTTCTAATAATATTTTAAACAGAGCGATCGAATGATCTATATTGGACACAATAATTGCCAAATAAGATAACGAAAGATGTTTAACAATATTTTATTAAATTGTTGAAACCAACCTCTTATTAAGAAGTGAAGTTATTAGTGAGTCCTGAATGTCCAAAGTAATATGGAGAATCAGGTAGTTAATAACTTTCACTGTAGAATAAACTTACAAGTGTTATTCACAAGGGTGTAGTGCAAGCTACCTCAGTCTGTAAAGACTCGTCTGGCCCACCCTGGG